CTTTTCGGTGCGTAGTGCTTGCGCTCTTCATCCGTCATCTGGTGAGACTGTACCGGGCCTGGTTTGTACCAGTTTTCCATAGCCTCACCGCCCTATTTAAAGATCATGACGAGCATCGTCATAAAGGCCGCCATGCATACAACGGCGTAAATGATGAGCCCCAGCCATACCGTTCGTTTTGTCATCCTGTCACCTCTATCGCTTCGGCGTCGATGCTATCGGCGCCCAATAATCTACTTCACGCATCGGGATGAGACGGGTTTCCCCGTCTACGAGCCAATGGTCCTGGCAAAACACCCCGACGGCTTTAAATTCCCACTCCGTGCCGGCGTGCATCGCTACCAACACACGCCGCTGCGGAATGGGTAATTGTTCATCCACGTCTACCCATCGCATTTACATCATCCTCCCGTAATGATTCCAATAGCGCCTTGGCTCTTTCAATGCGTTTCATGATAGCTTCTTTATTGGCATATGCCTCTTTACGTTTCCTGAAGCAGTTACCGACTGCGATATTCAAAGCGTCTTTGTTGGTATTGTGGTTAATAGTGCTGTATACGAGATTCTCGTCATCAACGTAATAATAAGTTTCGCCTTCTGCCGGAACGAACGGCGCATGCATCGCCTGGGCCGCTCTTTCGATGGCCAGCTTGATGCCGATTTCCGGGTTGAAAGCGTCGCCGGGATGGCATTTCGCCCGGCCCATGTAGTTCGCCTTGTTGTCATCGTCGACGAACGTGACTACGATGGTCCCGCGCGCAGTCCATTTTATCGAGTTGGCCGTGTTCATCGGGAGCCCGTATTTTTCCGCTTCACGCATAAATATCTCATTGATGTACTTCCGAAAATCTGCGCTGTCTTTCTGCCTGATGTCGAACTTCGGCGCCTTTTCGAGGGGCTTCTGTAAATCTTCAAATTTACCAACAAGGGGGTATTCAGCAAAATACTGAAAAGCATCATCTGCCAGGTCGCACGTCTTGGATACGGCGCAATCCGCGCATCTCTTTCCGTCGCAATACGCTTTTAGCGTATTTATGGCCATCTTGGCCGTCTTGTCATCGATCATTTCATTCTCCTCCTTGATTCCGCTTCAACGCCCGCGTCCTTGGCGATCGTCGAAGCCTGGGCTTATGTCCGTAGCATGGGATGCCTTTTGGTTTACATTCCCGGTCATCGGCACAGACCGGGGCCAGGTTCCCAGCCGGGGTCACCACATAGTGGATGCGGCGCCCGGCCAGGTTCCGGTGGCAGTAGTAGCATCTGCCCATAACGGCCTCTTATTTCCCGTTGACTAAATCTTTGAGCTGTTTGCCAGCTTTGAAAGCCGGGGTCTTGGATGCTTCAATCTGAATCGGCTCGTTAGTGCGCGGGTTGCGGCCTTCGCGAGCCTTGCGGTCGCGGGCTTCAAAAGTTCCAAAGCCAATAATCTGTACTTTATCCCCCTGGGCGAGGCTGTCGCTGATAACTTCGAATACAGCATTGATTGCTTTTTCAGCATTTTTCTTGGTCATGCAGGCTTTTCCTGCAACAGCGGTAATCATATCGGTTTTATTCATTTCTGGTTCCTCCAATCATTTTTAACTTCTTTCTGAGTTTGGGATGCAGTTCGTTGAGTTTGTCGTCCGGCATGGGGATGACTTTGATTTCGGCGCGCGGCCATACCGGGTCGACGCCTGCGATGCAGCTGTAGGCCACATCGGCGATATAGCCGTCGTCCTCTACGATGCCGGCTTTCTCCAAAATATCGGCCGTCGCCTGGACCAGCCCGAACAGGTCAGGCCAGCCTTTGCGGCTCGGCATATAATACCTAGCGGTCATCCGGGCCGCACAATCAATCGCACGGAAGCCACGCGGCTTCTGGGTCATCAGCTGACACAGGGCCATTTTTTCATAATCACGGTACTGCTTGGACTGGATGAGCCCGTATCGGGTCTTGGTCATGCTGTTCTTTTTTGTCATCGGACGGCCGTCGATTGTGAAGTTATAAACCATGGGCGCCTCCTAGAACGGAATCTCTTCTCTTTTCCTAAAACCAGCTGATAAGAATTTCCTGCGGGTTGATGGCTACCTTATAGCCCATACTGTCGATGGTCTGTGCGACAGCATCGTCCACGGCAGCATCCCCACTTTTTTCAATCGTGGCGTAGCTCTTCCCGTCCTGGCAGGCTTTATCAATCACGGCCCGGACGTGTTCCATGCTCATGTCAATCAATCGAATCACCTCCTTTAATTTATCAGTAGGCTGCATATTTCACTCCTTAATCCACAAACACAACGTTTCCGTCATGATCTACAAAACTCTCATGAAGTAAATCGTAGTCATCAGCCAGGTTGCTGATGTCCTCCAGCGCCTTCACTACGTCGTCAACTTCCAGGTTCCCCAAGACGTCGCTTGTAATCGGCGTGTCATACGTGATTTCCCAGTGTTTCCGGCGCTTCCGGAGTACGGCCAGCTCATACAGGCCTTGCGGTCCGCCGTAGCTGTAAGGGCCGCGGATGACGCTGGCCCCATAGCCGTTTTTAAAGTGGAACTGGTAATGTTCCGTCCCGTCGAGGTGGTCTTCCCATTCGTTCCACGGCTTGAATCGTCCGAACTTCATGTCATTCGTCACCTCGATTCGGCTTTTTCTGTTTAAGTGTTGGGATGTAGTTCAGTACCACTTTTATAGCGATGCTGACAAACATGATAGCTGTTTCATTTACATGTTTGTCGGGGCTCCAGTTGGTCCAGCTTCTGCTATATCGGCTGACGCCTTCATCAATTAACTGCTCCAAATCGTCGGTGTCGAAAGAATTTTCTAGGTCAAACGAACCCGCATCGTCAACTTGATTCCGGATACATTCGTTTAAGATTTGTCTTGAGGATACTTCGAAATTCAGTTCACGGATTAAATCGATGAACATAATTTTGTCCTGCAAAATGTAGTCAGGATTTGTGCCTGCTGTGTATTCCTGAAAAGCCTCCCGGATTTGCCTTTTGAATTCTTCTAAAAATTTTTCGTCGTTAAGATAAGCTGTATCGTATGGAAAAATTGAAACAGCCACGCCTCGAGGAAATTGTAAAATGTACCTTTCTGTCATCTTCTTCTACCTTTCTCCGCGGTTCCCACGGTAAATATCAACTGGACCGAACTGTTTTTCATAAGCCGTCAGGGCCGGGTAATCAATCCCGCATTCAACGTGCAGGCATTTCATGAATTCCCAGATAGGGACCTGGCTCTTTAGGACGGCGTCGATGTTGTCGTGGATATACTGCTGTAGATCCTGCAAGCGCTTCGCGCCCCATTTGAAATCATGCCGGAGTGAGTGCAGCGTCACGATGACCGAGGCGGCCACGTGGTCCGTCACATATTTCCGCAAGCGCCAGTCCTTCGTCCTGCCTGTAATGAGCCGTTCCAGTCGCTGGGCGTCTCGCTCATTGAGGAAACGGTCGAAACCGAAATGATTGCACAGCTCATCCCGCCAGCGGATGGAAAACCCGTGTTCTTTCGAGTCGAGGTGTTCCCAGGCTTCATTGAGCTTTGCAAACCGGTTGCGGCCGAAACCGTATTTGTCATGCAGGGCCTGGTAGATGAGGGTCAGCCCCCAGTCAGCCCCGCTTTCGGCACCGACTGCATAGCGGTGTTTGGCTTTTTCGGTCCGTTTCTTTTCCATGGCCCGTGAAATATCATTCATCCTAATCACCGTCCCCGAAAATGTGTGCGCTGATGTCGGCCATTTCCGGATCATCCAGGATGTCGTCCGTCGGGGCCGGTTCCGAGTCCGCCTTCACCGTTTTCTTTGGACGGCCTTTTTTCTTCGTACTTTCCGTTTTAACGGCCGTTTTGTTCTCACGGCTATGATTTATCGTAAGACTATGCAAAAACGTCTCCAGCTCGATGTTACTACCCTTTATGTCGATTTTGATTTCCATCTTTCTCTCTCCTTTCTGGTTTCCCTACGCTAACAGCCAACGCAGGCAGTCATGCAGCGTTTCCTTGGTTTCTTTTTCAAATTGCCCCTGCCGGTTATCGACGACAATGTATTTCGTCCCATCGAATGCCATGAACTGTGCCCTGGGGATATATTGCCCGTTGTTCCGTCGCCATTCCAGCGCTGGGATTTCCGCAGCCGTCACTAAAAGGACATTGTTCAAACGGTCCAGGTATTCCGCCATGGCCTGACGTAGCCAGATAACGTTACAAGTTATTTTTTCACAAGTCATTTCTTCCACACTCCTATTCATTTTTCATTCCAGCCATCAGCGGCTGCGTCTTCGGATTCCTCAAGCGGGCCGTGTGCCCGGCAATCTGGGCAGTACACGGTATACATGATCTGTATTTGCCCCTCTCCAGTGAACCGCATCCGCTGCACTAAGACATCCTGGCCGCCGCAAAACGGGCAATCGTCCAGCCTCCTTGTCTTCGGAACGAGGTCCCCGCGGATGAGGCCGCCTAATACGGCATCCGGGTCGACGCAGGCATCGTGCTTCGGGGTCACCTGTAGCTGGCATCCGTTGCGGTCCAGCTTGAAGACAGCGGCGGCCACATGGTTTCCTTCCATGTCATAGACCTGGAACTGCTTATTAAGTTCTACGCCGATCCATTTAGCTACTTGTTCTAAAATATTCATGATTCTCTCCTTTTCTGCCGTCATCCCGGCATCTTCAGCCGGGCGGCCAAGCCATCTGTCAATTCTTTCACGCCTGCATCGGCAAGATACTTCTGAGCGACCGGGACGCCGGAAGCAGCAAATTCTTTCACTTCTTCGACGTGGGCCGCTTCCGACTCATAGGCCTTGCGGAACTGGGCCCGCAGGATTGCCGTATCGTCAGTCGGTGTCTGGCAGATTTCTTTCCAGCCGAACCGATCTACGACGCGCTGCGTCACCGGGTCGTCGAAGGCCGGCACGCCGGTATAGCCGACGGCGGCAATGGCTTTCTGCACCTTGCCCCAAGCCGTGGCGCTGTCGATGGGCTTGGTTCCCATAGCCAGCGTAGCCACTTTTTCCGAGGCTCGCCGGATTTCGGCGATGGTGGGCAAAAAATCGCAATGGTTGATGCAGTATTTGACCCCGGCCGACAAGGCCGCCGGCGGGATGTCTTTGAGCATCTCTACATAAAACCTCAAGCGTTCTTCCGGCATATCATTTCGATACGCCAGTTGCAAAACCCCAATCGCTCTCAGGGTCGCTTCCTCTGCTGTCATCTTTCTTCTCTCCTTCCTGGGCCTGATACTCTGCCATTAGGCGATTCACGGTATCAATCGCTGCTTTCTTGCTGTTGCGAGGCGCTGATTGTGGCCGGACCATGTTTTCATCGTCATAGCCATCAGCCTGCCAGCTTTTCAAAATGCCGTGGATGTATGCCAAGCTTCGTTTGTTGCGGGTAACAGCTCTGTCGATGGCCTTTATAACAGCGTCGCTGCCAAAATCTTCAATCATGGCTTTAAGCTTTTCTAGATCCATCTCCCCGGGCATGGGGTAGATGTTTTTTCTGTAAGCAGTGATGACGTCTTTCAAGCCGTCGTCGGATGCTCCAGTTTCTTTCTTCCGACTTTCTACTTTCTCCTCTCTATTCTCTTTACTCTCTTTACTCTTATCTCTATACTCTATACTCTTATCTCTAATCTCTACGTTACTTTGTAACGTCTTATTCGTTACATCTCCGTTACTTTGTAACGCCTTTTTCTTCTTGCGATACTTGCGAACGCGGGCAGCCGATTCAGATTCACTGCCCACCATTTCCTTTACTTCCGGCATGACAGATATCCCATCGGGCGTCTCTTCAATAAGTCCAAGATGCCTGAAAAGCGATAACGCAACGTTTACCGTATCAATATCAAAGCCCGTTTTTTGGGCTATTTTTTTTGGCTCATAAGGAACTATCATTTCTCCAACGGTTCTAATGAGCTCACCAGCACTGTTGGCGGTTAATAAGCACATTTTAAGATACAGAACAATGTAAGCGCAGCCGTTTTCCTGGTCCATTAGCCAGTCGATGGTTTCCTGTTGGAAAAAGTCCTGCCGCAGCTTAATCCAGAAAAAACGTTTTTTCATAGTTACCTCATATGCGGGGCAGCGGCTTCACCACTGCCCCGTCATCCCTTCTACATATCAAGTGACGCATCCAGTACGGCATCGTCTGCCTTTTCCTGATCTGAACGGGTGTCACGTACTTCTCCCGTGGCCGGGTCGACGTTGTCGGGTACTGGTTCGGCCTGAATGTCCGTGTAGTTTGTTTCGTCTCGGACATCGACCATATCTTTGCTGATTTCGGTCTTGATAGTTCCGTCGGCTGTGATACCACGGATGAACTCCGTCGTCAGCGGCGCGTATTTCAGCGCCTTCTTGATGACGGTTTTCTTTGCCATTTCGTCAAAATTTGACTTCCATGGCGAGAAGCCTTTCCCGTAGCTTTGGCTGTATTTCCGGGCATGGGCTTCGACATCTTCCTTGCTCATGATTTCAAAGCCGGAAATGCCGTCTTTATCCTTCCATAATCCATAGTACGCGATGACCGGGCCGCGGTCCTTGAATACCGGTTTATGGACCAGCTTCGGCTCTAAGCCGTATTCGACATCAAATTCGTCGTTTTCATGGACTTCATGAGCTTGGACATACAGCCCACTTCGATGGGCCAGGGAGATCATGCCCTTGTACCCTACCTGGAACTGGCATTCCAGGGTACCGTGGTTCATGAAGGGGATGAGATAGGCTTCCCCTAATGGGGTGTTCGGTTCCAGCCCTAATTGTGCCGCTTGCATCATAGCGCCTAAGAAACTCTTGGGCGTACAGGATGCCAGTTTCGGCGTGTTACTCATGGCTGTAAGGACCATACGTGCGAATCGTTCGCCCGTGATGACGGATGGGAGGGCCGCTTCAATCTGCCCTTTCATCGAAATAATAAGATCCTGCATGTTCTTCATCGGCGATACTGCCGCCGGGGCCGCTTTTTTGGCAGCGGCCAGGCCTCCTTTTGTAGTTGCCATTACAATATCTCCTTTCAATTCATACCAGTTATACCAGGAACCGCCGCGTCGGCTTGCCCTGCTTCATGCAAGCTTCGTAGACGTCCGGGAATTCCTTCTTTAACTTCTTCGTGTCGACGGTGATGCGCCCTTTTTGGTTCTTCCAGGTGACTTTGCGGTCGCCGATGGTAGCAATCTCATCGTCCCCCATGAAGCATTTGATAATGTTCTCCTGGGTCGTGATGACGTCGTCGAGGCGTTTCCGTTCGGCCTTGGCATTGTCGATAAGGGCCAGGGCGTCGGCCGCTTCCTGGGGAAGCTCTACCGGCTCTGTCTGTCCGCCGGGATATTGGCTTTGAATGGCCTCTGTCGTCGAGCGGCTCCCGTCAATAGGCGGCGGAGTCATCGTTTGAACCATATTCCAGAATTCTTCTTCTTTTTGAGCTAGGTAATCAATGTCGTCGTCATTACGGGGGATGCACTTATAATCGTAATGCTGTCCCCCAATGAGCACGGCAATGTACCATATTGGCAGGCCGGTGACCATCATGTAATGCTGGCATTGCCAGTAGTACGCGTTCGGAAGCCCGTCATCTTCCCAAGCCTTGACATTAAAGGCATTGGTCGTCTTGCATTCCAATCCCGCTTTTTCGCCGATGACCAGGCGGTCGACGTTGGCAAAGAGCCAGGGGGTTTGCGTGCTCTGCATCATGCCACAGCGGCGAACCCGTTTCCCGGTCCGCTTGGTGAATTCCCTGGCGACGACGTCTTCTAAAGTCGTCCCCCAATAGACCGGGTCCGTGCCGCTGATGTCTTCCGGAACCAGCTGGCCCGTCTTTTCAAGCCACAAAGCATACGGGCTTTTCCAGGGATTGTCGCCGACGATCGTGCCGGCGTCGCTGCCCCCGATTCCTTGATTTCTCATATCAAGCCAGGCGGCGCGGTTTTCGCCTTCCTGGACGGTCATGATTAATTTAGCATCCATGAATGTCACCTCCCATCAAAAGGGCGATGAGCAATTCTTCACGGCTGCACCCGGTATCGATGGCGATTTTTTCTAAGAGCGATGCCATCATGTTAATCAAATCGATGGCATTTCCATTAAGCAGAACGGTAGCCTTGTGGCTATCATCATGAGCCGTCATGATAATGAGTTTGCAGCCAGTTCCTTCCGTCACCTTCTTCAGCTCTTCTAATTTCTGTTCAATCATGTCTTCTTTTTTCATGTTCATCCTCCTGGTTCTGTGATATAATATAGATGTCATCTTTTTTCAAACCTTCCTAGGTTCGGGGCCTCGCGGTTTTTGCCGTGGGGTCCTTTTTTGTCTTAAAAGCGAATGACCAGTCGCTGACCAGGTTTTAGTGTCGGGTTCGGGCCCAAGTCGTTGTTGACCTGGATTTGGTAGATGACCTCCCGGATATCCTGGCCGGTCTTGTCAGCTACTGGCCCGGCAATCTGCCACAACGTTTCTCCTTCATTCACGACGTGAATGATGCCCGTATCAGTGGCGACCGTTTCGGCCTGTGACCAGGGAGTCGCACTGCCGAGGTACAGCCCGACCCCGAATGCGGCCATGATGGCCAGTCCTGTTCGGATGATCCGGAAGCGCGGTTTACGCTTTGGCCTGTTCAACCCATGTTCGTAAATCTTCATGGTCTTCATTTCGATTCCTCCTTTCTTCGTATTCAAATTGGCTCATATTCGCCGACAGCTGGCTGATGAAGGTCCGGCACCGTTCCAGCTCTTTCTGGGTACGTGCCAGCTCATCTTGGAGCCGCCGCCATTCAAAAGGGCTGTGCGTCCAATCAGATGAGTCTATGCCTTCGAGTTCAAGGATATTTTTCATGCTGTACTTGACCCCAGGAAGCTTGAGCCGCTTCAGCAAGCCGTCCTGCTCCATTTTGGTGACGGCGGTACGGCAAAGCCCCCAGCGTTCCATCAATTCAGTGATCGAAATAACCGGCTTCATAGGGAACCCTCCTTTCAATCACATCTACATTTTCTATTCCCCGTCATGCTATAATGAATCCAGAAGGGAGGTGTTTTTAGTGGATTGGTATTACCTTTTAATAATTCCTGCTTACAAGCTTGTCGTAAATGCCGTTAACTGGTGTCGTCTCAATCGCCTTGAAAATCAATATTATCTATGGTTAAAAGATTATACTGACTTTGCACATCTGGCTGAAAAACGACAGCTGTTAAAAAAATTAATGAAAACAGCCAACGTAGCAGATGCTTACGTTAATCGCACCCAACCAATGGGGTTTGGGATAATTGCCAGCGGAAAATGTAATGTTTTTGAACAGTTTCCTTCAAATGAATCGGATATTGTAAAAATTACGCTGTACAAAATCTCCGAAGCTCGTGGCGTGTTTAAGGCAAACTTTTGGGAAACTTTTAATCCACTTTATTGGATCCAATTCGTTCTCTTCCTTCCTAAAAAGATGTTGACCTATTTAGGAACTAGCCCTGATTTTGTTATCACCAAACTATGCCAGTTGATATGGTGGATCGCCTGGGCTAGCGTTTCGGCTTTAAAGATAATGTATCCTGACTTTTTCCCGACAGTTCTTCCACAGCTTTTACATTCCATTGCTCAACTATTTTAAATTTCTTTAATGGAATTTTTCCTTCCCTTAACATGGCCATGGCCAGTTCTGCATCCTCACGGGATGTATAGGTTTCTTCTGTTCGAATAAAATACTGAATCCCTGCCGGTTCATTTGATACTCTCTTGTTTCTTAACCAGGAGAGTATTTTTTTCATGATCATCCATGCCGCCTCCTTTATAAAAACCTTTCCATATCACTGACGTCATACGCGTCTACGACGCTGATTTTATCCACCAGCTCGCCGTCGTTGGCATTGATAACGGCCAGATAAACGCCACCACCAAATGTACGGACCAGATAATTGTGCAAATCTGCGAAAGTGAGGTTTCCGCCTTTAGGGCTTCGGAACGTCTGCACCATAGTTCCGGTACAGTCCCTGCTGGGATCCATTGTCAGCTTCTTTGTCATGCTCGTATCTCCTTTCTGCTCCCATCTGGTATAATGACCATGAAGGGAGGTGAGTATAATGAGTACAACCATTAATGGTTTCGATGATTTGATAGATTCATTAAAGAGTCTAGAAAAGAATGTCCATGATCTTGAAGGTACCCACACAATCAGCTTTGATAAGTTGTTTACAAAAATTTTTATGGAAAAGCATACTGATTGTTCTTCTTTTGATGAATTCTTAAAAGCCGGAAACTTTGTAGTAGATTCACAAGAAGATTTCGAAGCTATTCCTGATGACGTATGGGACCAATTTGTTTCACACGCTACTGATTTCGATTCATGGGATGATATGCTTAAACAGGCAACGAATGATTATCTTTCTTCTAAACTTTCTTTGTAACAGCTTCGTCCCCAACAATCACATCAACATCTGTTTTACCGGTTACTTTTAATCTGAAAGGGCAATCAGGCAATGGTTGCCCTTTTTTCACATGCAAAGAAGCTTTCAGTTCACTCTTCTTCTGTTCCATGTTCCCACTCATCTCCTCTCATACGTCAGCTATTTAACATATATAGCGAGACACTAAGTGCTCCGCAGGCGACTAATAGCGCTGCGATTGAAATAGCCAATACAATCAAATCAACCTTTTGCTTTTTATCCATGTCATCACTAAGCTCCTTAAATGTCTTTGAAGAAGTTCCTGAAGTATTCCTTTGCTCTATTACTGGAATTCTTCAGGAATTTTTTATACGGGAATCCATCCACTTCCAGGTATCCGTATACTGCCGGACCTAAATCTACGCCCGTGAAATCCATAAGCAGTTTCTTGATTCGTTTATCGTTTGTCGGTTTTGCGTCATCGTTAAAGCAGTTATACTTGCAGAACCGGCATCCCGCGAACGGGGTATCCGTAAACAGATACGACTGCAACATTCTGGCGATGCAGTGGGCATCCATTTCATCTAATTCAAGTTTCTTCTGTTCCTTCATATTTAGTCCCTCCTTTATTTCTTTCCCCCTCCGTTGAACCATGCTATGATGAGTACGAAAGGAGATGATTACGATGACCGAGGAAGAATTAAAGAAAATTTTTGTTGAAGCACAAGCAGAGATTATGGCTTCGTATGATGAATCAAAAGTTAAAACGATATTATTGAATGTATCCGAGAAAACTTCGCTTGAATCCGCTATCCTTGGAACATTTCAATTAAGTACTAAGCTAAATCAAGAATTGCTCTTCAAGGTGCTCTCTAAGGCTTTATGCAAATGATTAGCTAATTGTTCAATGGATTCGCAAGAAAGGTCATCAAGTGCCAGCTTGGTGGCCTTTTCTTCGACATCATCCTGCCAAGTTCCCGGAATAACACGAATAGTTGCGATTTCTTTTGTTTTTTCTTCGACAAGATGTTCAATAGGGCCAGCATACGATTCCGCTATACTTTCATAAAGGAACAACATGCTATCAGAGATACTACGTGATAAGCTCCCTTCCAGGTCCATTACGTAGTATTTTTGTTTGTTTAAATCAATACTTAATACGTAAACCGTCCCGCTTTTTTCTTTTTTCATGCTACGCGCCTCCCTAGTGCCCCGCTTCCTGGTCGTCCCGTTCAATCATGGGAAGAACTCCATGCTTCTTGAGGAGCTGATACAGAAAGAGGCGTCCTTTCTGTGTCCATTCGGTCTGCATCTTACAGTCCGGGCGGCCGTCGCTGTGCTTGAAGTCGAAGGTCTTGCTATGGGTATAGCCTTTAGATTGGTACTTGGCGTACAGGAACCATTGCGACCCCATCCGGTAGATGACCCGGAGTTCATGGAGTTTCTGGTTTAGTGCCTTGGCGCTCATCCCATAGTCTTTCGCAATGGCCGTAGTCGGCACGGTCCCTTTACTGGAAAGGATACGGTCGGTATAATCGGCCTTTGGTTTCAGTTCGCCGATTACTTGTTTTGCACTGGCCGCTTCCAGTTCGGCGTGTTTCCGTGCTTCTCGTTCGGCCTTGAGCTCCGTGGCCAGCTTGATCAGCGTGTCTGGATTCAACAGGGCTTCCTCGACCTTTTCCGGCGTCATGTAGCCGCCGTGCTTACGGATGGCCGGCAGGACTTCGCTCGTGACCCAGTGCTTGAACTTTTTGGCTGTCGGAAGCTTGCTGGAAAGGACCAGACTGTAAAGGCCGGATTCGTTGATGATGACCACTTTCTGCCTTCCACCGGGGGTCATCATTTCAGTGACCCCTTTGTCTTCAGGGTCTACATGATTAGCAACAGCATTGGATAGTGATTTTCCTTCCCCATAACCAAGAGAAGCGGCAATATCTTTGCCAACAAACCAGGGGGCGCCATTGATAGTTAATGTGCGAATCTGACCAAATTCATGGTTCTTGAAAATCTGTAGTTCGTTCATTGCTGTGTTCTCCTTTATTTGCGTTTTGCAAAGTTTAGCGATAAAAAAATAGTTGTAGGGCTAACTTTCGCCCTTTTGGCGATTTTCATGCCATTTTCAAAGGACATGCGTCGTTTCCCATTGATTAACAAGCTTACCTGCGATTCTGAAAGGTTTAAGAGCTTGGAAAGACTTCTTTGCGTAATTCCTTTCTCTTCCAGAATTTCCTGCAAAGTCTGCTCTTTTTTCATCATCTCACCTCCTAACTTTGCGTTTCGCAATGTCTGATTGTAGTATAGTCTATGCTTTGCATATTGTCAAGAATTTTTACACAGTTATTTGACAATATGCAAAGTTTTGTTTTTATCGTTGTGCTTTGCTATTTGTAAAGTTATAATTTAAATAAATATTACACATTGTAAAGGAGGATACTTGTATGAGTTTTGGCGCAAAACTAAAAAAATGTAGAAAAGATATGTCCTTAAGTCAAAAGGAATTCGGGCAAAAAATAGGGGTTGCCGAATCAACGGTATCCCTATATGAATCAAATAAGCGATTCCCTGATGCCGATACTTTAAAAAAGATATCTGCCCTCTTCGAAGTGTCCCTAGACTATCTGCTCGGAAACGCACCGGCCAAAACCGTCCAGCAAAAAACCATAGGCCGCGGCGTCCGCATCCCCGTACTCGGGCGTGTTGTGGCGGGCATCCCCATCGAAGCTGTGGAGGAAATCCTGGACTACGAAGAAATTACACCGGAGCTTGCCGCGACTGGGGAATTTTTTGCATTACAAGTCAAGGGGGATTCAATGTTACCAAAATTAGAGGAAGGAGATGTGGTCATTGTAAAAAAACAGGCAGATGTAGAAACGGGAGATATTGCAATTGTCCTGGTCAACGGAGACGAAGCCACTATTAAGCAGGTTAAAAAAGTTAACGGCGGCATCATGCTTTACGGCTTCAACCCAGATGTATATGAGCCCCATTTCTATTCCAACCAGCAAATAGAAGAGCTGCCAGTTCGAATTTTAGGCAAAGTCATTGAAAGCCGCCGGTCATGGTAGATTACCGAGAGGAGGATATTTATGGATACATCCGTTAAAGAAAGTTGGTATTTAAAGAGTGTAACAATTTGTTTAGTAATAGCTGTTGGATCATGTTTTCCTTTTGCGGCCATGCTGGCTATTCCACTGCTTCTATATAAAAGCAAAAAGAATAAAAAGACAAATCGCCAGTTACAAGAAAAATTAGACAGCTTCATTCAAAAGCATGAGTATATGTTCGGTGATGCCGAAGCTAAACTCGCAAAGTTAAATGAAGATATTACAAACAAAGAATTATTGAAAGCGCAGATTGTTTCTGAAGCTACCACAGAAGCCGACGAACTTGTTGAAAGCAAAAAAGCTGAAATTGTTGAGCTTGATAAAAAAATAGTCAATAAGGAATCAGAAATTGATAAAATCATTAAAGATGCCAATGCTCAAGCCTCTCAAAAGCTGGAAGATTCTCAACGGAAATTAGATGGGTTGGCTGAAAAGATAAAAAATAAAAAAGACATCATTGATGCAATCGTGAAAAAAGCCACCCAGGATGCACGCGCGATTGCTGACCAATTAAACACTGAAATTCAAACTCTTCAGCATAAAAAAGAAGAGCTTTCCAACCAGCTAGTCGAAATGGATGAAGAGGCGCTCATGCAAGATTTCGCTCTTTATCATCCGATTTATGATTTCGCCCACTCGGAAAACTATAAATTTAAATTAGACGAAATCAGAGACCACCAAAAGGAAATGATAAAGAATAAAACCGCGGCCACCGGGAATCTTGACTGGACGGTAAACGGGAGCAAGTCCGAAGGCAAGAAAATGGTCCGAGATACACAAAAATTATTATTACGTGCTTTCAATAGCGAATGTGAGCATGTAACGGGGAAAGTAAAATATAATAATTTCGACTCTTGCAAAAAAAGAATCACGAACTCATACACAGCTATTACCAAGCTTGGCCGCGTCATGAATATATCCATTAACCCAGAATATTATAATTATAAGATCGATGAGCTGCACTTAGCCCTCGAATACCAACTGAAGAAACAGGAAGAAAAAGAGCATCAGAGAGAGCTCCGAGAACAAGCTCGAGAAGAAGCCAAGCTGAAGAAAGAAATCGCGGAAGCAAAAAAGAAGATTGCCAAAGAAAAGGCCCATTACTCGAACGCGTTGGAAACGGCTCAAGAGCAGTTAAAAGTTACTGTGGATGCGGAAGAAAAAGCGGCTCTCCAGGAAAAAATCACCGAGTTGCAGGAACACCTATCTGACGTAAATAAAAATATGGTAGACATTGACTATCGGGAATCAAATCAAAAAGCCGGCTATGTCTACGTCATTTCAAATATTGGCTCCTTCGGCAAGGACATTTATAAGATTGGCATGACTCGCCGTTTAGATCCAATGGAACGTGTCTATGAATTAGGGGATGCTTCTGTTCCTTTTAATTTTGATGTTCATGCCATGATATTCAGCGACGATGCACCGAAGCTTGAAGCCGCACTTCATCATGCATTTGAAGATAAAAAGCTGAATATGGTAAATACCCGTCGGGAATTCTTTAAAGTTCCACTGAAACAAATCGAAAAAGTGGTGAAAGAAAATTACGATGGCACCGTTGAATTTACTGAAATTCCAAGCGCAGATCAGTATCGCGAAAGCATGAAGATGAAGCATCTGCCTGCGTAAATAGCCATGTGTGGCCTCATTACCACCAACACCAGCGTGTACGAGCCCCACTTCTACTCCAACCATGATATAGAGTCTCTTCCCATCCAGATAATCGGCAAAGTGGTGGATATGCGGCGGAAGTTTTAGAAAGGAAGTAATGAAAGATATGAGCCATCCTTTACCTAAATCCCATATACTTGTAAAACGCTATAGAAAATTTGCAAATTTTCTCAAAATGACAAGTAACAAAAATTTCCAGCGATTTATGTTGTGGATTCAACACTATATACAGCTGAAGTTTAATGAAAAAGAATTCAAATCAACCTTTTTACCAAAATATGAAGAAGGACAAATTATTTTTGTTGATTTCGGCTGCGGTATATCTCATGAATTTAGCTATCCTCATTATGCAGTTGTTTTAAACTTGCATGATCGCAAGAAAAGCAACTTGCTTACTGTAGTACCTATGACATCAAAAAAGCCCAAACACAAAATATTAAAGCCATGGGAACATGAATTGCAGTGTACAGTTCCTGATTTATTAGCTATGAAAGTCATGTCTAAATTTGACTTACAAAAACCTGAGTACAAGAATTTGCGAAATGATGTTATCCAGTTATTTTTACAAAATACCACTAAAGAGGAATTTGACAAAAGGCATCATGAGCTTATCGAAAGAGGCGTACAGGCTATATACAATAACAACTATGACATTATGAGTTTTAGAGAAAAAATGAAGCAAGGGAGTATCGTTGAAACAAATCAAATCCGCACAATCAGTAAATCCAGGATAATATTCCCAACGAAAAAATCACATCCACTTTATGATATTAAAGTTGATAAGCAAGACTTGTCTATCATTAAGTGGAAAATAATGAAAAATATTGTCATAGATATTATTGACAAACCTGATGAAGAGCGTATATAATGGAACTACAAATTGGGCTGTGAATCCCAAAAAATATTTTCCATTATTGTCTCCATTCGGAGGCAAAAAGAAAGGCGCTCTATGCAGAGCGCCTTTTTTGATTGCGTATTTGTCTATAAAAAAATCCCGGTACCGTGCTGGAAGACGATACCGGGATATGCCGAAGGTGCTGGAACACCGTATCGACAATTTGTAAATCCATTGTGCGAGGCTGATTTACGCTATCAGTATATCACATCAGCCTCCCTTCGCAAAGGAGGTTATTTTTATGACTAATTTAACCTATCATTTTTCGTACCGCGAAAAAGACCGCGGCTGGCAGGTCATCTTGTCGTATAAAGACCAGGCGGGACGCTGGAAGCAGAAATCACGCCAGGGGCTGGCCACCAAAAAGGCGGCCAAAGCCGCCGGCGAAAAGCTGCTGGCCGACGTACTCGATGCGATGAAGAGCCAGCCCATCGCGCCGGAGCTCGTCGACATCTCCCTGGCAGAATTTGCCGAATACGTTTTCCGCAGCCGCAACCTGACATATAACTCCGTCCTGGCCTATCGCTACGCGCTGAAGAATTACGGCCCGAAGCTTCTGGCCATGCCGGTCCGTAAAATCACCTATCTGGACATCCAGCAGGCGATGAGCGCCTGGCAATGTGCTGATGCCAGCTACCAGCTCTATGTAACCTGCCTCAAGATGGTCCTGTCCTACGCTGTCGAGCCCTACCATCTCCGGCGGGATAACCCAGCCGTCCACTTGAAGCCTAGGAAGCTGAACCGCCGGCACAAGATCCGGGCGCTGACGCAGGACGAATTTGACCAGCTCATGAAAAGCATGAAGTCCCGCCCGATAAAGTACTATGCCATTTGTGCCATTGCCGGGTACACGGGGATGCGCTTGGGCGAAATCCTGGCTCTTACCTGGAACGACGTAGATTTAAAAGAGCGTCAAATCAGTGTTACCAAGCAATATGGCCGAGTTGGGCATAAGAAGCGCGGAATCATGAACATCAAAAACAAGGCCGCCGGGCATCGTGTCATCCCAATTCCGGCCAAGCTGCAGCAGGTCCTGCTGGAGTATCGTCATGCCGAACCCCGGCAAATAAATGGGCAGCTATTCCCGCATAGCCAGTTCCATAAATCGCTAGATGGATACATAAAGAAGATTGTCCCTGACGCTTCTATCCATAGCTTGCGTCATACCTATGCAACGACGCTGTTGGCCAATGGCACCGACATCAAGACCGTGGCAGCGCTCCTCGGCGACACGGTTACCACGGTTTTAAATGTCTACGTGGATTACACAGACGACATGAGACGGAAAGCCGCGCAGTCGATTGAAAAAATTTTTGCGTAGAAATTTTTGACGAATTTTTGCCGTTTTAAGTAAGAATGGCTTAACCATGCGGTCTAATAGGCAAAATAGATTCAATACCACATTGACCATCACACAGCGGACACGATGCCGATTCTCCTGGGCCTCCTTCTTGGGGGCAAAAATACCGACGAGCAGTCCCAAAAAGCCAAGGGTAATAAAAATCAGCATCCCTCTCGTAAGCCAATCGCCGCTGTTCCACCCCGTCTCATAGACAGCCAAGAAATTAACGCCAAGGCCATAAATAAAAGGCCATAAAACCTGTATCAAAATATAAAATAAAGGCCGCAAAATAAACCATTTAATAAACTCATGAGCCACAGCCGTCCCCATCGTTTACGTCCTCACGCCCTTCTCAAATCTTACAGACAAACTGCTTACACGACTGTACGCCCCGGGTCTTCATGTTCCGCACCATACACTGGTTCTCAGCCAGCGGATCGTACTCCCAAAAACCGACAATCGGCGACTTCGGCCGGATAGCCTGGTTCATCGGGTCATACCAGTGCTTACAAAAAGCACACTTATGCGAAGCGGGATGATTCAAATTCATGAGTTCCATCGTATCTGACCTCCTTAATCCGCATCATCAGGCGATATATTGATGACTTCGACAGCCACTTCCCCATTTTCCATATGCCGGGCTTCCAGAATAAACATTTCCTTGGCCTTATTGCCAATAATCTGCGTCGAATATGCATCGAAGCCACCGCCAATCAGACCGCCGACGAGGGGAATGGCCTTTCCTAAATTAACAGCACTCTTCGTGCCGAAACGCGACAACAAACGCATGGTAACCGTCCGATTGATGCGATTGAAGAGCACTGCCGACAACCGTTGAATCGCCTTAGCCGTCAACGTCGTCCCCACCTTGATACCAGCCTGTTTCAATACTTCCTTGAGCTGGTTGCCGCAAAGACAGGCGATGACCAGCGTCCGCACCCGGTCGCTCTGCAAATCATAACCGCCCATATGAGCAATAGCCGCAATCATCTGCAACTGCATATACAGTACACTGAGGACATTGGCTGGCAGAGCCACGGGCAGCGTAATAGCGCCGCCTAAACTCGTCAGAAAGCCCGAAGCCCCGCACTTGATGACCTGATTGCGGATCAACATATCCACCTGTTTCTCCAAATCATCGCCAGTCGCCATATATTCCGCCGCCAGCGCCTCGGCCCCTTTCATCCCGGCGATACCACTGAGGGCTTTATCATAAGACAATGACAAGGCTTTTCCCATAGCAGTTGCATCCATATAATCACCCCATTATAAACTAATTTAGCCCTTCTTCTTATTATATCCGCCAAGAAAGACAAATAATGTCATCTTTATTGAAAATATTTTTCCAAGTCATCTTTTAATATATTCCCTACTTTCACATCCTTTAAATCTTTTGGTACATAAACATTCCCATCAGGAGCTATGAGTAAATAATTCTGACTCATACCATCATAATCAACCACGCTCCAAGGGCATCCAATATCTTGACTTTGCAACTCATTTTTTAACTTTTTAAAATCATGGTTGCTGATTTCAAACTCCGCTTTATTCTGAGCTGCCCGGCTGCGCAAAGGATAAAAGTGGAGAATCCGCAAGAGTATATTTCAGCTTTTTAGTAAAAGGAATCGTAGTTTATAACTTTTTGAACAAATAAACATCGCGTAACCACACTTTGAAGTATAATGAATCTACTACAACACATCATCTCAAAGAAGTTACGCGACGAATTTATTATACTTCGAAAATTCGATAATGGGTAGTCTGTTTCGCTTCTTTTCTCGATATTTTTCTACATCCACATGGTCAACACAATTTCTGTTGAACTGCCTGGTCATAACCCAGCTGGCATTGCAAGCATTTCCATCTCTTCGGTTTCTTTCACCGTAATTTCTTGTTCCAGGTGACACATTGCTTTTGAATAGTTATTACCGGGCACTCCAGAACGAAACGGTGACAGGCTATCATCTCCGTCTGTAAACTGTGAACTTGGCTTGCAGCTTGATTTCGGCGACCTTATAGAATGAACCTGTATTTCTTAATATCGATGATACGATGGTGCCGAAGTTCAGCAAGAAGTTCGATGCAGTTTCTTTGTTGCATAACCACACCAGCCATTCAGGCAAGCCTTATGTGAACGTCCATTACTTCGTTAGTTTTGCGCTGAGTGTCCCTGTTCTGAGGCGGCGCGAAGGGAAAGTCCTGTCCATCCGCTATCGTGCGATTCCTGTAAGGTACCGGATGGAGACAAAAGAGAGGCCAAACTCGGGTTAGCCGGTAATCTCATCGGCGAGGTGATGCCCTTACTGAAAGGGCAGAAGGTACTGCATTTCTTTAACAGCTGATACGCCCAAAGCTCGCTGATAGAGGGATTTTGCAGTATCGCTTGTCTGGCAATCATCTGTAATGTCCACAGTGATTGGGCGATGTATGGAATTGCCGCCATGGCTCAATAGTAATTCGATACGCCCGAAAAAACGAGGGAAACGGATTCATCCGGACGATTATACACTGAACCTAAGTATCCTGCATATGAGCTGCAACTGGCAGAAACAAAAGATATTACGGAGCGCACCGGTAAAAAGGCATGGCATATGATTCCTAAAAGTTATGCAAGATGCGCTGGACCATCGAGATTAATTACTATGAACAGATTACCTTTTGGTCGTTGAATGGCCTATCGGATTCATCGTCAAAAGGGCATGAACATAGGTGGTAACTCTGGATATCGTTTATAGCAGATTGAAAATGTTGCCGTATCTAAGTGCTGAATTTAAATTGTAAATACAGTTATTTCAGAAAAATATTTGTACTATCATAATAGGAACACTAATGATAATAGCTGCTACTATTCCACTATTAATAGCCATTTTAAAGTAAGCACTATAGCTTTTATTACCTGAAGCCGTTGTAATAATAATATTTCTGAATCCCCATCTAAATATAATAATAGTTAATGCAATCCATACAATTAATATAATGATAAATAATTCATTCATTTTCATCACTCCGCCAAAATAAATCGCTTTAATAATACAATTACAAATTATACGTATCAGCAGTTTACAACTTTTTGAACAAATAAATATCGCGTAACCACACTTTGAAGTATAATGAATCTGCTCAAAAACATCATTCCAAAGGAGTTACGCGATGATTTCATTATACCTCGAAAATTCGATTATTGGTAGCCTGTTTCGTTTCTTTTCTACATATTTTTCTACGGCGACACGGCCAACGCGATTCCTACTGACCTGGTTGGTCATCGCTCAGGTAGCCTTGCAGGCCTTCCCGTCTCTTCGCTTTCTTCATCGGAATTTCTTGTCCCAGGTGACGCATCGCTGCTTAAATAGTTATTACCGGGCGCTTCAGAACGAAACGGTGACGAGCCGTTCTCTCCGCCTGCAAACAGCGGAATTGGCTTGCAGCCTGATTCCGGCGGCCTTACAGAATGAACCGGTCTTTCTCAGTGTCGATGATACGACGGTACCGAAATTCGGCAAGAAGTTCGATGCTGTTTCTCTGTTGCATGACCATGCCTGCCATACAGGCAAGCCTTACGTAAATGGTCATTGCTTCGTCAGTTTGACACTGAGTGTCCCTGTCCTGAACCAGC